TTGGTCATTACCCGAAGTTTGACCAGCACCGCCAGCACCAACCGTAACAGTGTACGATCCAGCGGCAGATGATAAAGTACTTTCAAGAGTTCCACCGCCGCCAGTTGCTTCTCCAAGAACGGAACTTCTATAACCCCCTGCACCGCCGCCACCTGCTCTAGATTTACCTCCTCCTCCGCCTCCAGCAATGACAAGGTATTGAATAGGAACTCGTTTATTGGCAGGTATTGTAAATGTGCCACTTGCCGTGAATGTATGTATTTTATAGTTGCCTACAGAGGTGATTGTACCACCTGTAGCCGCCGCTAGTGTTGGTGAGTATCGTGCAATGACTACGCCTGATCCACCCGTTGCACCATTGTAAGTTGGGCCACCGCTAAGACCATTTCCACCGCCACCACCACCAGTATTTGCTGTACCAGCTACTGGCGCGCCTGATGTACTGCCACCATTTCCGCCACCACCAGCACCGCCAGAGGTAACACCGGAGCCGTATGTACCACCGCCACCACCACCAGCACGAGTAACGGCCGCACCTGTAATTGAACTTGACGAACCTGCTCCACCGACTCCAGAGGCACTGCTGTTTGCATTACCGCCAGCACCACCAGCACCGCCACCACCACCAGCATTGCCGACACCGTCTGCACCACCAGAAGTTGAACCTGCTCCACCCGCATTACCTTGACCAGCAGGACTCGACGCAGTTGGGGTTGTCACAGTCCTACCATTACCTCCTGACGATCCACCGGCGGCACCAGCAGTAGAATTATTACCACCGCCACCACCACCTGTACTTGTAATTGATCCAAAAACTGAATTACTGCCGTTGTTTGCCGTGCCTCCGATACTTGTATTCGAGCTTGCACCGCCACCACCAATCGTAACTGTGTAATTAGAAATTGTGGCTGTTAATGTGGCAGTTTTATACCCGCCAGCACCTCCACCGCCAGCGACGACCGCCCCTCCTCCACCGCCTCCAGCAATGACAAGGTAGTCAACAGTAGTCTCACCAACTACAACTGCAAACGTGCCACTAGCCGTGAACGTGTGGTAAATATCGAGGCCAGCACCAGCGATAGTGTTACCGCCTGTAGCGTAAAAATCAACGCCCCCAGATGACGATATACCACCTTGCATTGAATATATAGAAGCGAACATTACTGTAAAGCCTTCACAGTCAGAAGTGAAAATCCGTTTGCCTTGGTCAAGTAGAAAAAGAAGTCATCCCCATTAGTTGTGCTGATGTCATCACCATCAACTTTTGTAAAACCAGACGTTGTAATTGTTCCAGCACTGGCGTTATTTGTGTACTGTATAATCACGGCACAATCATCTGTAGTTGGCGCTAGTGTGTGCGCCCCACCGTTTATAGCCCTTTGAATGTTACCATCGTCTTGATCGGGCGTATAAGTTCCTGAAGATTTGGTTCCAGCATCGTGTACCGTTGTTGAAAAACCAGCCGTGAGATTATCGGCTACATCGGCGAACAATGTATCTGCATTATAGGCGGCTACGTCACTTCCAATCGCTACTCCAATAGAAGTTCTAAGAGTAGCACCACTTTCAGCTACAGGATCTGTAGTTCCATCTCCAACAATCATCTGCCCATCGGTAAGTACAGCCATCGCTTGAATTGCGCCTGTACCGTTTCCTAAAAGAACACCGCCATCTGTAAAAGTAGACGCTCCTGTCCCTCCATCAGCTACAACTAGATCAGTAATACCTGTTACAGAACCTCCGGTAATAGTTGCGGCTGCTGTTGAAAAACCGCCCAATGTTAACTTACTTGCAAAAAAGCTGTATACAACTGCGCCACCTCCCGCTCCATCACAATAGACAAGATCAGCAAATCCATTTGGAATTGTTACGTTTGCACCAGAACCTTGAGTAAGAATAACGCTATAAGGTCCACTAGACCCTGAATCAGTAGTTGAGTTTATTATTAAAAAATAAGCTGCTGTAGTATTTGGAGCAATTGTTACAGTGTTATTAGCCCCTAAAGCACCTGTAAATTTAATTACCCTAAACATTCCATCTTGAAGGTTTTCCGTTCCTGATCCAGGAGAAGCTTCTCTAACTGTTAAGGTGTGAGTGCTTCCAGAAAGCGCAACTGATTTATATGCCGCTATACGGTCAAGAATATCTATGTTGTGATTCGTTGTTGTTCCCCAAGCTCCGGATTGTTCGCCAGAACCTATCTTTTCTATACCAAAACTTGTTGTATATGATGATGCCATATCCTTATCCTATGCCGCTATTTGTGTCCAATTAGGTGTTTGAGAAGTACTTATAACTCCATATCCCGGTGTTTGAGAAGTATTAATCTCTTGCCAAATATTCATCGACCCTACTTCTGTTATAGCAGATACTCCTTCTATTGTAAGAGTGTATGTAATATCTACGGTCCCTACCGCCGTTGCTGCCGAAACGCCAGAAGGAACAAACACCATATCATTGTTTACAGTGGGGGAACCAACCGCCGTTGCTGCCGAAACACCAGTAACGTTTGTTTGAAAAACAATTGTCGTTGAGCCAACCGCCGTTGCTGCCGAAACACCAGTTATTTCAATTGGAAGCGCCTCGTTCCAAGCACCTTGATTCCATGTTCCTCTATTCCATCCAGATATTGCAACATCTGTAGTTGCCGTTCCACCCATACCGGAGTGATTCGTGCAATAGTAATAAAGAGTTGGCGCACCTACCGCTACTTGAATTTGAGTATACGCTCCCGCAGATCCTGGAGTACCTGAAGTAGTTACTCCTGTAGTGTACTCTGATCCGCTATTATGAGAACCATCTGAAGTAGTAGACAATCGTAATGGATGACCAGAGTTTGAACTATCTGCTTGATCAAATTTATAAATTGCCCCCTCAACTAGATTTAAACTAGCTTGTTGATTGCCATTTATAGCATATTTATTACCACTTCCTGTAGAAACTACGGTTACGGTAAAAGTCGTAGTCATTATGCAATCCTAATCAGCGCACTATTTGCATCGTTTGCGGGCATTTGAATAGTAAAGTCTCCAGCACTTGAAGATTTGTCACCACCAAAATTAATTACAGCCACCGAAGGGTCTGCTGCGTGATTTGTTGTTGACCCTGTTCCGGCGGTGCTTAAAGTACTGTTATATATTAAAGCTCCTCGAGCATTACTAATAGTTGAACTGGACCAAGTAGTATCAGCACAATCAACAAAAGCTGTTGGAACAGAGCTACTATTGTCTCCCAACCCAATCGTTATACTTGCTAGAGTATTTCCACCAGCCGTGTAATTTGTTCCACTAACTTCATTTCCAGTAGTGTATCCAGTAGTATCAGCGTCAATAGAAGAACTATTAGTAAACATAGCAATCTTAATCGTATCCGCACCAATCGCACTAGACCCTGTTCTAGTGTGAGCAGTTAAGAAATGAATACCCGCTAATATCTCTCTTTTAAATGTTCCGCATATTGCAGAAGTACCCACAGCCATATCAAAGTCTCCTTATTATTTCAGCTATATCATGATGGCCTTGTTTTTTCATCAAAGCCCAAATCGTTGTTCTTTCACTTTGTGCCATACTTTTCATATAATATATAAGTATTTCTTTCAACATATCTCTGTGAGCCATAGCCTGATCTCGTATGACAGGAGGGGCGTTCTCACTAACCGACATAATCCTATTTAAAGCCATATCTGCAATTTGTTCAGGAGAGTGTCCACTATCATTAGATGTGTAAACCATAACATCTCCTAGGTCAGAAGAACTGTTTGCATCAAACATTATTCAACTTCTCTCCTAACTCTGTCATATCTGTATTGATCTCTAGTATCTCTTCCTTCACCAAGATTTTTTAACCACCTTATTGCTTCTTGAAATCTACCGTTATAGACACTTAATAAAGCTTCTTCACCTTTCATAAAAGTATACGCTTCAACCAAAGATCCATACAATAAAGCTAACTCAGCATTTTTAGATAACCAAGTTTCTCCGCTATCGGCTCCTTGAGTAAGAGAATCCGGACGATAGTAGTAGTGAAGCTCTACACTAAGCCCTGAAGAAGGTGTGGGAGCTACCATGAGAGAAGTGCTATTCCAATCTCCATAGTATAAAGGAGTCCCTGTAGTGGCGGGATTTGGAGTATAGTCTTGTAAAAAAGTAACATGTTTATACAGTAAGAATTTATTTTTTGAGTCTTCAATAACGCTTAAAGACATTGACGATAAATAATCATCTGGCTTAGTTAAAAATTTAACGGAGGAAGAAAGAGTTCCTGTTTGGTATTTTCTAAAGACATCTAATTGTACTTCTTTAAATATTCTTTCTTCTGCATTAATAATAAACCTTGGAAGTTGGCTTACAAAAGTAGTTTCAGAATTTTGTGTGTAGTCTTGTATTGCTGTTTTTAAGGTTGCTAAAGTATAAGCCATATTACGCACTCACCGTTACTGGACCAGCAGATGCAGAAGATCCACCACCTTTTATATTTCCTGTAGTAGCCGTTTCAGAAGAACCGCTGCTACTTACATTAAAGCTGTAGCTGTCAGATTGATCACCGCCAGATCCAGCTATCTTAGTTATACTATATCCCGTACTATATTCTATAACAGATGATGTAAATCCGTCAAAATTTAAAACAGTTCTAAATCGAACAATGTCTCCAGTTTCTCTTGAATGACCTGGTTCTGTAACTGTAATAACCGCTGATCCGGAAGATCCTGATTCGAGAGCATCGTTTTCTAGCAATACTTCTACAGCAGGTTCTACTCTATCTGGTCGCGCATTTCTTAAAGCTTCTGGATCAGCAACAGCCCGTCTAGGAGTAAGTTGAGGCTGTTTAGCTTCAAATTCATCTCTTCCCACTAATAAACCTGTCCATTCTTTCACTAAATCCCTCACTCTGTAGGCCCTACCAGAACGATCCGATATTCCTAAAGCGTGTTTTCCTGAAGCATATCTAGGCATTACGACACATTTAAAGATGAATAAGTGGGGACAAGCCGTAAAGCAACTCTCTCTCCGTCTTCAGAGGCTGCTCTTTGAAACTCTTCTTCGTAAATATCCTTGAGAATACCAATCCTATCAGGCGCTTTTTTAATAGCTAAATAATAAGCAAGACCTGCCGTTAAGCACGGCAAAAAACGAAACGGAATGTCTGCATCATTAACCGCATCATCTGTGTCCTGCATTCTTTTTACTCTGTAGTAGATAAGCTGATCTGTAGAATTTTCGGGAGTTGACCATAGTGTAATGGTAGGAGCTATTTGCCTATCCACATAAAATTGAGAAGGTCTTCCTTGAGTTGTCTTATCAGATATACCCATATAGTCAGATCTACCAATACGGGTTATTCCTAAATCAGATCCGCTACGCCTGATAACAACTTCTAATACATCTACTGTCGATTGTACGTCTACAAGACTAGGAACAGATGTAACAGTTGTAGTTGCTCCGCTAGTTGTCCCTGTAAGGGTTTCTGTTGCTACAAAATCTGCTGTAGGGACTGTTATAGTCATAGTAGTTGAAGAAGGTTTAGTTATAACACTTGCCGTAGCTCCGGCAGCGCCCGTAACGGTTTCTCCAACAGTAAAAGATCCGGAGGCCGCTACAACTAAAGTGATTGTGCCTAAAGGATAAGTAGAAACGGAAGAAGAAGAAGACAAGCGAGCAAGTGATTGTGTTACCTGCTCAACTGTCCATAAATTTAATCCTCTGTTCGACCATTCCGCAAATAGAATGTTTAAAGACCTTCTAGCGGTAGCAGAATCATATCCTGTACGTAATTCTAGACCGCATCTTTCAAAGGCTTCTTCCGTAACTTCAGCCATGTTTAGGTTGAAATCGTAAGATCCAGAAGTTGCCATGTTTTTATCTCCTTAAAGGACTATCTAATCCTCTCATTTCATTAACGAGTCTATTTTATTTTCTAATCGGTCAAATCGGTCAAACATTCTGTTTATGTCTTTTGCTAAATCATTTTTAGTAACATAGTCTTTAGCAACTTCTTCTCTTGTCTTATTTAATAGTATCTCAATTCTTTGAACATTACTATGGTGTGCTTTAAGAAAATAAAAACAAACAGCCCCAGCTAATGTGAGAACACTGTTCCACATGTATGAAGTCATTTCATCCATTTTAATACGATTTAACAACTTCTATAACAATACTATAACTATCTCCTGAAGAATGCCCTGCCGTAGTTAACAAGATATCTCCGGTAACGCCACTTCCAGCATAATTAGGAAGACCAGCTACCTGACCAGAAAGGTCTATAGTATCTGTGTAATCAGCAGGTAATCCTATCGCAACAACATTTGCCGTTGCATCGTATAGAAGAGTTGCCGACATGCCTACTGTAGAAAAAGTAATCTTACTTATACTAATAGATGATACTGCTTCACCTTGAGCGTTGTTAGAGAGAGCAGACATGTCTATTTTTTGAACTGCCGACTCTCCCGTTCCATCACTAAGGTTGGTTAGA